GATGACGGACCCGATCACGACGGCAAAGGCGCTGCGGGAGGTTTTGATCGCGTGGTCCGACTTTGCGAGGGAGCTCGAGCGTGAATTAGGTCGCAAAGTGTGGCCGCACTAGACCGGGTGGCGGCACTGGTTGCAACTTGGACTAAAGGCCTACGCCCCGGGAAAGGGGGGTTAAGCGTCTTGATTTTTCGTTGCAACAATGCATACCATTTGGCACTAATCTGGAAAAATAATCGTGCGCGGAGGTGCTGTGGCGAAGTATTACGTGATCAAGGTGAAGGGTGAGAAGCGCACGAGGCCGACGCCCGACTATGAATTTGTGCACGACATGTTCGTGCAGAGGTTCGATGAGAACGGTGGCGACGGGAAGTTGTACTTGAACGCCGACGAGGCGCATGCGGACCAGTACGCGAGCGAGGTGGAGGCCTTCAACATGATCGAGCGGCTGCACCTGCGCGAGATGGATTTCGCGGTGATCGAGCGCCACTACGACGATTCCGACGAGACGTGACGTGCGCCAGAAGTGCCGCCTGACTGACCCTGAGGCGACCGTGCCGCCCGGTGCGCCGATGCATCTGCGAGCTCGGCTGAAGAACTGGTGGCCGACGTTCCACCGCATTCGCTCGAGCATCAACCCGCACGCCGGGGCGCTGCTCGTGATCTGGTTTGGTCACATCTTCACGCTTTGGAAAAAGGAGTGATGCCCATGGTCGACGGGGACGAGATGACGCGCGAGTCGCTGCGCGTGGCGGAAATGTGCAAGCCGGTGCTCGCGAAGAGGCACCCGGTGGTGCAGGGCGCGGCGCTCGCGGAGCTCGTGTCGCTCTGGCTCGCGGGCCACGAGGAGCGCGTGCGCGAGCAGGTGCTCGAGGCGCACATCGGTGTCGTGCGGGAGCTCACCAAGGTCAACGCGGCGCGCCTGTGGGGCTCGAGGGAGACGCGGCAATGACCTACGTCCCCTCGAGGAACTGGCGAAAGCGCCGGCAGGAGAAACCGTACGAGCGCACGGGCCTGTGTCAGGGCAAGGACTGCCCGGTGAAGAACGAGGACGTGCCGATTTTTCGCATTGGCACCGATCGCTACCGGTGCGCGGTGTGCTTCAAGCGCGAGACGGGCAACAACCCGTGACGCCCTCGAGCTACGCGGACCTGAACGATCTGCCGTCGCTCGTGAATTCGCTGCGCGCGATGTCAAAGCGCGAGCAGACCGAGCAGTTCGTGGTCATCCTCGCGAACGCCGCGACCGCGATCGATGGTCAGGCGAAGGAAATCGTGGTGCTGAACACGGCGCTGAAGATCGCCGTGCAGTCGTGTCCCTGCACGCCGCGCGAGAGGATGAGTGGGCACCGCACCGAGTGCTACGTGCCCGAGCTCCTGTCGCTGCTCGCCGCGTTCAAGGCGTGACCGATCTCGAGCGGCTGATCAACTACCTGCCTCGCCACCGCGAGGCGCTGCGCCGTCGGCGCGAACATTCCCCCAAGGAGGTGTGCCATGAAGTCGAAAGCGAAGGTGATGTCGAAGCGAGCAGCGGAGAAAAGGAAATTGCCCGAGTACATCTCGTTCGTGGTGAAGAGCGGTCGCCGCCAGATGCTGATCGATGATCTGCCGGTGAAGTGCGCGCTGAAGCCGGTCGATTTCGAGGTGAGTGCGGGCGACATTCGCGGAGCGAACCCGCAAGACCCGCGCAACTGCGCGCTCGCCCGGGCCTGCAAGCGCGAGGGTGTGGGCGACGCGGTGGTGTACGGGTCGAGAATTTTCCTGCGACCGAAGGGCGCGAGCCACTGGGAGAGGATGGGCATGTCGCCGTCGATGCGCGTGGAAGCCTACTCGCTCGATCGCGGCGGTCGTGTCTCGCCCGGGCCGCAGCGCGCGGTGCCTCTGTCGCCTGCTGCACGCAAGGCGTACTCGGAAGGCCGGCGGCATGGCAGCGCGGTGCCCGGTGCGCGCGACAAGGGCTCGAGTGATCGCACGCCGAGCTCGCAGCGCGCTGCTCCGCAGTGGGTGCCGGATGTTCGCCACTGGGCCTCGCCGCCCAAGCCGAGGAAGATGCGCGTCGCCCCTGCGTGACCGCGTTGCTGTTCGTGCTGAGCTCGATCGCGATCCTGCAGTCGCGCACGCTCGCGCTGATCGGCTGGAAGATCGGCGTGCCGATGGCGATCGGCTGGGCGATCGGTAACGTGATCGCGTGGTACGTCGTGCCGTGAACGACGACTACCTGCTCGGCCTGTACATCCTCGTCGGCAAAGCGCCCGTGCGCGTGAAGGACACGCTCGAGTGGGCGCGCTGGCTCGGCCAGTTCGATCGGCACGTGGCGAAGACCGATGTTGACGAGTGCTGGGTGAGCACGGTGTTCCTCGGCCTCGATCACAATCATTCGCGTCGAGGACCGCCGCTGCTATTCGAGACGATGGCCTTCGGCCCGCTGCAGCCGAGTGAACACTTTGGCGGTCGCCTGTATCGCCCCGAAATCTGCAGCATGGATCGCTACTCGACGTGGGACCAAGCAGCCGCCGGCCACGAGAAGATCGTCGCCGAGGTGCGCGCGTACTGCCTCGAGACGGCGGTGAAGGCCGACGAGGCGCTGCTCGCGATTGCGCGGAAGGCGCGCGCGTGAGCCACAAGCGCGTGATCCTCGTCATCGGCTACGAGGGCATCGACTCGTGGGTCGACATGATGCTGCGCCACGCGCCGCAGGGGCGGCTGAAGACCCTGTACGCCAAGGCCGGGACGATGCGTGAGCTCGCGCGCATCGAGCTCGGTGAAGGCGAGGAGCTCGTCGGCCTCGGCGATCTGAAAAAGCGCAAGCGTGGCGCTGCGCCTGACCGAGGCTGAGTACGCGGCGCTGATCGCGAAGCGTCGGTCAAACGTCGGTCAATTGACCGACACCAAGCCGGCGCGACGCGGGAAAAATCACGAGGACGCGCTCGCGGCGCTGCTCGATGCGCGCTGCATCCCCTACGTGCGCGAGTACCGCTTCCACCCGACGAGAAAATTCCGCTTCGACTTCGCGCTGCTGCCGTTGTGCATGCGGCTCGCGCTCGAGCTCGACGGCGGCGTGCATGTTATCCGCCGGCAGTGGAGCTCCGATCGCGAGAAGTCGAACCTCGCGCTCGCAGCCGGCTGGCGAGTGCTCCACATCGGCGTGGACCAGATGAGATCAGATGCGACCGCGGAATTGATTCGTGGGGCATTGCTGCAAAATGGGATGAGATCGCTGCAACCACTCGGTTGACGTGGTGAAAATCGGCGCGTAAAAGCGAGCGATGCTCCCCTAACCCGGCTGCATATCGCGCCCGATTCGCTTGTGTCTTCGGGCCAAGCAAGAGGGAGTGCGAACGGCGCAGTCGGGTGCGGGGAGCGCCACGACTGGGAGGCCCGATGCTCGTCGCCGCGTTCTACATCGTCGCGCTGGTGCTGTTCATCCTCGCCGCACTTTCCGTCCCCGTCCCTCGCGTCAACATCGGCTGGCTCGGCCTCGCGTTCTTCACGCTCGCCGTGCTCTGGCCGCTGCTGGTGAAGTAGATGCTCGGCGCGCTCGGTGTCGTCAGGAACATGCTGCAGCACGACAACGCTGCGGCCCCCGGCTCACCTCAGACCTACGGCACCACGCCGGCCTTCCAGCCCGACTTCGCCGCTGCCGCCGCGAACACCGCAGCGAAGCCGCGCTTCGGCCCGAATTCTCAACCGTACGCTGGGATGGGAAAGTTCAACGACGTTGGCGGGCGCTTCGGCGCGACACCGAGCGCCGGCTTCGACCCGATGATGCGCCAGCGGATGCTTTCGCAGAATCTGCGCGAGCCCGCGCCAATGCTCGCGACGCCGACTGCGTGATCACGTGGATGACGTAGTCCGCCCCAATTTCAAGCAGCACACTTTCTCGAGCTCCCATCAGCCGGCACCGGCAGCGCGCGCAGCGGGCAGTGAAACGCAACGAGCGAAGGCGAGCGTCAAGCACGCGCTGCTGAACGCATTCGACAAACTCGGCAACGAGGCTTTCTTTGTCGAGCTCGGGCGCGGCAGCGCGGAGGACCGGCGCTGTCTCGCGATGATTTTGGCGAAGTTGCTACCCATCGAGGTAGCTGGCGCACTGGACGCGACGCTGACCGTCAAGGTCGTGACGATGATCGGCGAGCGCGAGGTCGACATCACACGACCCCGACCGATTCCGAAGGACGCGGCCCCTTTGCCGGCACTCCCTGTCGTGCTGGCAGGGGACCGCGCTCCGGAGGAACCCGGTGGCTGAGATCACCATCCCGAACGGCTTCGTGGCGCGCCCGTATCAGGCGCGCGCGATGCTCGCCTTCGACGCCGGCATCAAGCGCGGCGTCTACGTGTGGGCGCGGCGCTCGGGGAAAGACGTCACCTTCATGCACCAGATCGCGAAGATGGCGCACGAGCGCATCGGCACGTACTTCCACATGCTGCCGCTCTTCTCGCAGGCGAAGCGCAACGTCTGGGAGGCGATCGATGATCAGGAGCGCAGGATCATCGACCACGTTTTCCCGAAGGCGATCCGCACCGGCACCAACGAGACGGACCTCGCGATCAAGTTGAAGTGCGGCTCGGTGTATCAACTGATCGGCGCTGACTCGTACGACTCGATCGTCGGCGCGAACCCGGTCGGCCTCGTGATGAGCGAGTACGCGCTGATCGACCCGCGCGCGTGGATGTTCTTCCGCCCGATCCTGCGCCAGAACGGCGGCTGGGCCGCGTTCATCGGCACGCCGCGCGGCTACAACCACTTCCACGAGCAACTGCAGTTCGCGAAAAAGGAAGAGGACTGGGACTGGTCGGTGATCGACGCCGTCGAAGCCGGCTACATGACCCAGCACGACATCGATGAGGAAATTCGCACCGGCATGCCCGAGGAGCTCGCGCGTCAGGAGTACCTCGTGGACTTCAGCGCCGCGAACGTGGGCGCGATCCTCGGCAACCGCATCGAGCTCGCCGAGCGCGAGGACCGCATCAGCGACGACGTGGTGTACGACGAGCACGGCGGCGGCATCGTCGTCTCCTCCGACATCGGCTACCGCGACACGGCGGCGTGGTGGTTCTGGCAGGCGATTCCCGGCGGCTATCAACTGCTCGCGTACGACGAGGACAACGGGCTCGACGCCGAGGACTGGATCAAGCGACTGAAGGGCCAGCCGCTGCCGATCGCGCGCGTGCTGCTGCCGCACGACGCCAAGGCGAAGACGATGAGCTCCAAGCACTCGGTGCTCGAGCAATTCCTGCAGGGCGGCTTCAAGTGCGCGATCGTGTCGAAGTCGCGCATCGTGGACCGCATCAACGCATCGCGCTCGGTGATGGCGCGCTGCCGCTTCAATCGCAGCGGCACCGCGAAGGGCTTGCAGATGCTGCGCGACTGGGCCTTCAAGTACGACGAGTCGCGCAAAACTTTCTCGCGCGAGCCCGAGCACAACTACGCATCGCACGGCGGCGACGCCTTTTCCTACGGGTGCCAGTCGCTCGAGGAATTCGCGGCGACGCCGAACCCGAACGATCGCTATCGCGACGTCGGCCAGCCGGCAAACCACGCCTTCACGCTCGAGCAGATGTACGCCGATCGCGACGCCGGCCAGAACGGGAGGCACTTCTGAACTTCACCGAGTACTTCGCGATGATCGTCGTGATCATCCTCATCGGTGCGGCGGTGGCGACCCTCGCCGGATGCGTGGGCGTGTGGCCCGAGTGCGAGCGCGAGATCACCATCCGCACGAAGTGCGAGGCACCTCGGTGAGTCAGTCCGACCTCTTCGATGATGCACGCGCCTATGCGCGCAACAGCGATCCATCGACCAGTCATGCCGCAGCCGGGGCGATCGTCAAACGCGCTTCGGTTCATCGCGCGCGAATTCTCGCCACGCTCGACATGATCGGCAGCGGCACGTTTGAAGAAATTGCGGAGGCGGCAGGGATGCGCGATTCGCAAGTGTGGCGGCGACTGTCAGACCTACACACCCTGAACCTCGCGGAACCTACTGGCGAAGAACGTCTCGGCAAAAGCGGTCGCCACCAGCGCGTGTGGAGGCGCTGCTCCCATGGCTGAAGAGAAGAAAGAATTCAAGAACAAGTCGGACCTCTACGAGCGCGAGCTCAGCGCGGCGAAGAAGGAGCTCGAGCGGTGGCAGGACACGGCGCAGCGCGTCGTCAAGCGATACCTCGGCGGCAAGACCACGAACGCGAATAGCGTCGCCGACGACGGCGGCGTGTTCAACCTCTTTTGGTCGAACGTGAACATCCTGAAGGCCGCGCTCTACGCGAAGCAGCCGCGCGCCGACGTGTCGCGCCGGCACAAGGACGCGAGCGACGACATCGCGCGCGTCGGCGGGCTGATGCTCGAGCGCATCCTCAACCTCGACATGGACTCGCGCTCGAGCGACTTCGACAGCGCGCTTCGCAACGTGATCGAGGACCGTCTCGTACCGGGCATGGGGCAGATGTGGCTGCGCTATGACCCGACGTTCGTGAAGCAGACGACCGAGCCCGTGGTCGACCCGCGCACTGGTGTCACGCTCGCCGAGGGCGGCGAGCACGAGGTGATCGGTGACGAGCACGTCGCGACCGACTACGTCTACTGGCGCGATTTTCTCTACTCGCCGTGCCGCACGTGGCGCGAGGTGCGCTGGGTGGCGCGCGGCGTGTGGATGACGCGCGCGCAGTTGAAGGAAAAATTCGGCAACGACCTCGGCAGCAAGGTGCCGCTGCAGTCGCCGCGCGGCGCGAAGAACGCATCGCTGCCGGAAAACGATCCATGGTCGAAGGCGCAGGTGTGGGAAATCTGGTCGAAGGACGATCGCTACGTGTGCTGGAAGGTGATCGGCTTCGACAAGTTGCTCGGCGAGCAGCCTGACCCGCTGGGGCTCACCGACTTCTTCCCGTGCCCCAAGCCGCTGATGGCGAACGTGACGACGTCGGGCTTCGTTCCAAAGGCCGACTACCAGATGCTCCGCGACCAATACGTCGAACTCGACGTCGTCACCGCGCGCATCTCGCTGCTCGAGGACGCGATCCGCGTGGCCGGCGTGTACGACAAGAGCTCGGCGCAACTGCAGCAGTTGATCAGCAACCGCATCCAGAACGTGATGATCCCCGCCGACAACTGGGCGCTATTCGCCGAGAAGGGCGGCATCAAGGGCGCGGTCGACTGGTTCCCCCTCGATCAGGTGATCAGCGCGCTCGACAAATTGCGCGAGGTGAAGCGCAGCCTGATGGCGGACCTGTACGAGCTCACCGGCCTCTCGGACATCATGCGCGGCGCGACCGTGGCGAGCGAGACGGCCACCGCGCAGCAGTTGAAGGCGCAGTACGGCAGCGTGCGGATGCAGTACATGCAGGGCGAGCTCGCCGAATTCGTGCAGACCGCGCTGACGATCAAGGCCGAGATCATGTCGGCGCACTTCCAGTCCGAGACGCTGATCCGGCGATCGCTCATCGACAAGACGCCCGACGCGCAGTACGCCGAGCAGGCGGTCGAGCTCCTGCGCGACAAGCGCATGGCGATCTACTCGCTCGCCGTCGACCCCGACACCATGGCGATGGTCGA